TACAACGGAGATTGCTGAAGATTGGAAGTCTGTTCTTTCTCTATTGCATCACGATGAATATAATCACTGTATCAAAAGAATACGAGATGCATCATCAACTTCTCAATTACAAAGTAAGCTATGGTTAGTTTCTGAAATTGTAAATCTTAATATAGATGTTAAGAGGGTAGTCCTTCTTGCTGGTTGGTATGCAAACTTCATCACACCTCTTTTGGTTGATGAACTTGGAGTAAAATATATACTTAATCTGGATAGTGATCCAGATGTTAAAACTATTAGCTATAAATTTAATAAGAGATACAAAATTGATAAGGATCATATTGAGAATCAATATATGAATTACATCATACGCAATCTAAGAGAAGTATTTGACGTTGCCTGTTTCTATAGATGTGAGATGCATGACGTGATGTTTGAACCTATAAAAAAATATGGTGATTTTGATTTAGTTATTAACACATCATGCGAACATATGTTTTCTATGTCAAGGTTTCGTAAACTAAACAAGTCAAAAAATTATATCTATGTTTTACAATCATCAAATGATAGACAATATGATGATCATATTAATTGTGTAGATAGTGCTGATGAATTAGCAGATCAAGCTGATATTGTTGATGTTATGTATAGTGGTGAAATGAAATTATCTAATAGCATGACAAGATACATGGTGATTGGAAGATGACCCCTATAGAATGGTGTAGAAAAAATGACATCTGGTATCTAAAAATGGACTTAGAAATACCAGAGGTTATTATTAAAGAGGCTCAAGCAGTATATGATGAGGGGTTCTTTGTAGAACATCGATTGCAGGATGGTGATGAATGGTGGTCATCTGCAATACATGGATTTGTTGATGAAGATGAGGATGATACAAGTTTAGGTTGGCGTAATACTATGAACCCAACTGGTCATGATTATACCGAAGATACAGTGAAGTGGGGTTGGACTGAAGTTGCTGAAGTTGCTCCAGAGATGAAGAGGTGGTTGGAAGACTTTCCACATAAACATTACAGGCGTTGTCGGTTTATGTTAATAAAGCCAGGTGGAAGTATTACTGCTCATCATGATGCTAGTGATGAAAGAATAAATGAAGGTAGACAAAGAAATATATCTGCTGCTATTAATTTAGCGATTTATCAACCAGATAATTGTTATCTTAGAAGAGTGGATACTAAAGAAGAATTACCCTTTGATAACTGTACTGGATTTTGGTTTGATAATGGAGTTACTCATGAAGCACTAAACAATTCAAATGAAAATCGTTTTCATTTTATTATTCATGGTGGTTCGAACAAAGAAAGAATTTCTTTAATGAAAAAGTCTATGGCTAAACAATTTGGTGATGATGTATTAAAGGAACTTGATTAATGACTAAAATAAAAGATTTAGATTGGTTTTGCCCCCAACCGTTTATGAATACTGTTATTAATCATGATAAGATTGCAAAACCTTGTTGTGTTTTAAAAAAATGGCCAACTAGGAAATTAAAAGAATCTAGTACTACTTCTGTAATGGATATTCATCACTCACAATTGATGAAAGATTTTCGTAATGAGTTCTTAACTACTAATGAACCCACCCCCTTAATTGACAAATTTTGTCTTGTATGTAAAGAACAAGAGAAACATTCAAAAACTGAAAGTCATAGGTTGATGTATGTTGATAAATTTGATGAAGAACATGGAGAGTATAGAGAACACACCACTGCACTTGAAGAGTATATCGATACAAACCACAGTGAACCATTTTATCTGACTATGGAATACAACGCACCTAATAATTTCTGCAACCTAAAGTGTAATATGTGTGGGCCATTTAATTCATCAACCTTTGCAAAAGAAAATAAGGCAATTGGTATAACTGAAGGTAAAGGAATGACAAGTCATTGGCTTGCCGGAAGAACTTGGGTCAACGAAGAAGATGATATGAATCAATACACAGACGTATTGAAAAATCTTATTGAGTTGAAACTTGTTGGGGGGGAGACACTTGCTCTACCACAAAACTATGAGATGATGGATAAAGCGATAGAGATGGGCGTGTCTAAACAAATGCGTCTTGTTATAACTACTAATGCAACTCTGACTCCTAAGATGGGTAAATTGGGAGATATATTCAAATATGTTCCACACTTTAAAAATTGCCAAATGAATATCTCTGTTGAGTGTTGGGGAAACAAAAATAACTATATTAGATTTCCATCTAAGTGGGAAAAGATTATGGAGAATGTTGAAAGATTTTCCAAGATGCCCAGAACTAATATAATGTTTGCAGCATGTGTCAGCTCTCTCAATATTGGATATTTGCATGAAGTTGCTGATGGTGTAGATGCATTGATAAATGTTGAGCCTAATGTTTATAATCATTTTGCAACAGGTAGTTTAGTTATAGGTGGAGGTAATTTATATACGATTGCTACTATACCAGAAGATATTAGAGAACTATATATTGATAGGATTTATAACGAAAGTAAACCACATCACAGCAAAACTTTCATGAAGTTGGTAAATTATTTAACAGATACACCATTTGATCAAGACTTACATAATAGAATGATTGATGATGTCGAGAAACGTGATAAATTTAGGGGAACTTGTTTGACTGATATATTTCCAGAATGGATGCCCTATTATGCAAAGCTTTGAAGATTTCAAAAGTCTTTGGTTAGAACACACAGATAAGATAAACCCCAAAAAAGGATTTGAACATCTTGTTTTTATTATTGTGTATCCAAACAAGAAGGCTCCCCCTTATGTAACATTGCAATGGGATTTTGCAGCAGAGAAACAATTACAGACAACGCTACTGCAAACTTCTGGTGGTGTTACTGGGGCTGGAACTGGTCATAATCAAAAAATATGTTATCTAACTGAACTGAATGATGTGTTAGAAACTTGCGACAAATACACTCATGCTATGATTGTTTCGGCCGGTATGGTATTTGACATGGTTAGTCCTACAACTGCAATTCAGAGATTTTATAATTGGACAAAGACAGATGAATTTTGTAGAGGTCATATCATTGCTAAACCAAACGAGAAAGCATTTATTCATCACCAGCACATAGAACTCAATCTTAAAAAATGGAGACAGTTTGGTAAACCAAACATGAGGGCGAAATGGGAAAAGTATGATAGACCAAAAGACAACTTTCACGATGACTACACACCGTCATGGATATGTGTGCCAGGTTTGCCTAATATCACAAATTTTTCAGTTGCAGAACGCAATGCTAAGTCTTGGTCTTATGGACATATGGAAGAACGAAGAGAACTCCAAAACAAAAATTGGATATTGAGTAGTTCAAAAAAAATGGGATGGCGTGAGGAAATAGACAAGAGCGACCCATATTTTAAAATTTTGTTTACAAGAATGAATGAAGTATTTTATGCAGAGAACACTGAATCTTTAGGAAGATTATCAGACAAACCGTTTGATTTAATAATGACACCAACAGCTGGATATAGTGGTGAAGTATTTGCAGAAAAATTAGACTTTGATGGTGATATTGTATTCTATGATTACTGTAGTGAAAATGTAGAGATAAAACAAAAAATAGTTGAAATGAATATGTCTATGGATGATATATTATTGTATGCTAAAAATTCTGATCAAATTATTGCCATTAATAATTTCACTACAAATAAAGACCATAGGGATGCACTCAACAAAAGAACCGAATCTTTTGGGACTCATGAGGAGCTAAGAACTCTTCAAGAGAATATGTATAAAAAATATAATATAGAATATAAAGTGTGGGATATTATTAAAGGTGTTGCCATGAGCACAGAATGGTTCATTGATAAAATTAAAAATAAAAAGGTGTTTATGGATATAAGCAATATATATGGATACCACACATCTCATGTGTGTTATGACTTTCCTTATTTACTGAAGAGTTTTGACAAATTAGTTGATACTCTAGAAAAATATAGTGAATACTATTACCTAAGAGGAACAAGACCAACAAAGGACAAGTATGTTAATGGATAAATTTACTGAATTGAATGAAAAGTATAATGCTTTCAATTTCTACGAGGAAAAAATTGAAGACAATTTTCTTGAATTTACCTTAGAGGAACTTGGTATGCCATCAGCAAAATGGTTATACGAACAAACTCTAAACATATCAAACGATATTGGTGGTATCAAAGGCTGGCAAAGAGATAACAAAGAGTCAGAAAAATATAGAGGGTTTAGTATCTGTATGAATCCAAACGGTGACGAACACCTACAAAGTCCATATGCTAGTCTTGGTCATCCAGAACTAAACTGGGCTTATTCCAAAATAAACAATCCAAATCCTCCTTGGAAAGATGACAGGGATACTTACTATGACACATATGGATTTTCTACAGTTCATCCAATAGTTGAAAAGCACTATATTAAATTTTTAGACTGTGTGGATTTACTTCCAACAAGATCAAGGGTGATGTGGGAGTACCCCGGCCATGAACAAAGTTGGCATCTAGACGAAGTTCTCTGGTGTGCTATAAGATTCAATATTCCTTTGGTAACAGAGCCATCTTATGTTTTAGAAATTGATGGAACTGATGACTATGGAAACTCACTAACATTGACTAAACATTTAGAAGTAGGTAAAGCTTATATGTGGAATACAAGAATAAAACACAGAGTTAAAGACACAGGTGGAGGAACTAAACCAAGAGTTCATATTGTCGCTGCATTTATACCGTGGTTTGAAAAAGACGATGATGATTGGAAACCGAATAAATACTTTGGAGTACAACCTATGGATATGATAAAATCAAAAATGATTTTTCCTTACGCGTCATGAAAATATTAACAATTAGAATAGGTGATAAATACGGACCAGAATATGAAAAATATCTGGAAGAAAAATTACCTGACCATGAGCTCATTTGGGTTCATGAGCCTTATCATCCAGAGGTTACCCTTCAATGGAATAAGATGTGGGGTATGCAACTGGACATCGATGAACCAATTTGTGTAATAGATATTGATATTTTACTTGTGGGTGATTATGAAAAAATATTTGACTATCCTATTAAACCGGGCCAGTTTCTAGCAATGCCAGGTTGGTGGAGAGAGGATTCTGATACTTATCAAATTAATGGTGGGTTCTTCAAATACTATCCAAAGGAATGTAAATACATCTATGATAAGTTTATGAAAGATATTCATCATTGGCAACAATTCTATATTAATAATGGACAGACCATTGGCCCTGTTAATGGTGAGCAATATTTTGTAGAAGATAATGTGAATGAAAGATTAGAATTGATTACATTACCTGATGAATGGTTCACTAGATGGGTTGCTGATAATAAAGTTATAAGTTATAACAATATTAGAACTTGGCAGTATAAAATGACTGAGCAATATAAAAAGGTAACTGGTAATGATTGGATATATATGGGGGGAGAATTTCATCCTGATATAAAGTTTGTGCATTTTACAAACCACAGAAACAAACCACATGAATGGGAAGATTATGAAAATTTTTATAAAGTAAATGCATGGAGAGTGTAGATAACTTATCTAAATGGATATATAATATGAACTCTTATGAATATTTCGAAACTACCTTTGAAAAAACATATGACATTTGGAATGAAGGTCTATGGCCGGGTAGAATTAGTAAAATTCGTCCGATAAGTACCCTTATGTGGAATCCACATATGTGGGAAGATTATGGTAAAGTTGATGTTACTAAAGACAGAAATATTTTGTTATTTGAACCTACCTTCTGGGCAGTAAGGGATGGGGAAGAAATTATTGGTGTAAATAGTGGATTTAGAACTGATGATGATATTTACAGGTCTAGAGGTTTATATGTAAAACCAGAAAAAAGAGGAGAAGGATTATCTAAACTTCTACTCAAACTAACAATAGAAACTGCAAAAAGAGAAGAATGTAGAATTATATGGACAATGCCACGAAAAACTGCACTACCAGCATATGAGAGTGTGGGATTTAATAAGATTGGGGGATGGATAGATAAGGGCGTTGAATTTGGCCCAAACTGTATCGCAATAAAACAAATCTTATAAATATATAAAAAAGGATAATTCCACATGGCCATACCTACAAGTAAATCAACATTTAAATCGTATTGCCTGAGAGCATTAGGTTCTGGGGTTATTGATATTAACGTATCAGACGATCAGGCAGATGATCGTATTGATGAAGCTCTTCAGTATTTTGCACAATATCATTATGATGGTATTGAGAAGATGTATCTCAAACATCTGATTACCGCAGCAGATGTTGCAAGGGGAACCGCAAATATAACCTCAACGGGAACTGATACAGCAGACAGTACTATTACTGATACATTTCTAGAGGGTAGTAATTTTATTCCAATGCCTTCTGCTGTTGTATCTGTGATACAGGTCTGGCCATTCACAGGTACAGGTGGTGGTGCTAACATGTTTGATGTTAAGTATCAATTACGTCTCAATGACTTATATGATCTATCTTCTACTTCTGTCATTCAGTATCAGATGGCAATGGATAACCTTGACCTTCTGGAACATATTCTTGTTGGAGAAACACCAATTAGATTTAACCAACATCAGAATCGTCTTTATATTGATGGAGATTGGACGAACGACTTTGTTGCTGGACAAGACTATATCATTGCAGAGTGTTATCGCAAAATAGACCCAACAACATTCACAGATATTTATGATGATATTTTTCTAAAAAGATATGCAACTGCCCTGATTAAACAACAATGGGGTGCAAACCTATCCAAGTTCAGTGGTGTTGCAATGCTTGGTGGTGTTACCATGAATGGCGAAACTATCTATTCACAGGCACAGGAAGAGATTAATAAGTTAGAAGAACAAATCCAACTTACGTTTGAGTTGCCTGTGAATTATATGATAGGTTAAAAGACATACTTTTATAAGAGGGTAATTTATGGCGGTTAATAAACATTTTCATAGTAGTGGTATAGCTGCTATTGCAACGGAGCAATCCCTATATGCTGATTTAGTTTCAGAAGCTATTCATCATAGGGGACACTCTGTGTATTATCTTGACCGCACATTAGTTGCAGAAGATAATGTTCTTGGCGAAGATGCACTATCTAAGTTCAATAAGCAAGCTTCCATTGAAATGTATATGGAAGATTCTGGTAGTGGTTTCGGTGGACAGCGAGAATTGATGTCCCAATTTGGTTTGCAAAACCTCAGTGAAGCAACCTTTGTTGTAAGTAAGACAAAGTTTCAAGAAAAAACAAAACAAATACAAATTCAAACAGCAACAGATTTATCATCGTCTGGTTCTATTCAATTGGAGTCTGGTACAGTTACAACTTCTAGCAGCGAAATATTTTATATTGCAAACGAAACTGATGCAACTGATTCAGATCGTCCTCTTGAAGGTGATGCAATTTATCATCCAACGCTAAAGAAATTATTTGAGATTAACTTTGTAGATCACGACAATCCTTTTCATCAGTTAGATAGTAATCCAGTATACAAGATGCGGTGCCGCTTGTTTGATTATGGTTCAGAGGAACTTAGTACAGGTATTACTGAAATTGATGCAATCGCAGATGATCTGTCAATTGCAAGTTCTGAATATCAGATTACTCTTGAAAATGCAACAATTATTGGTGAATCATTAACTTTAGATATTTTTGCGTATACCCTAGATGCGGATTATGTAACTTTGGATACTACAATAATTACTACAGACCCTGTTTCATATGGTGAAAGTATCCTACTTGAAACTAGTGGTGATGAATATATTATATCGGAAGATTATCATATTGGTGATTATGTTAATGATAAGACGGCTCAAAATGAATTATTTGATGTATTAGATGATGCAGTAATGGACTTCAGTGAGTCAAATCCATTTGGTGATGCAGGGGTTCCAAACTGATGACTACAGGTCAAATAAGTTTAGCTGAACAATCACTATACTCCAACTTGGTTGTAGAAGCAATTCAGATTCACGGACATGATGTATATTATCTTGACCGCACATTAGTTGCAGAAGACAATGTTCTTGGTGAAGATTCACTATCCAAGTTTAATACTCAGTCTCTTATTGAAATGTATATGGAAGATTCTGGTGGTGGTTATGCTGGAGAACAAGAACTGATGTCTCAGTTTGGTTTAGAGAACCTAAGTGAAGCAACTTTTGTTGTAAGTAAAACAAGATTCCAAGAAAAAACAAAACAATTGCAAATTGAATCATCAACAGATTCAACATCATCTGGCTCTATTCAATTAGAATCTGGCACACTCTCTACATCTAAACTGGAGGGTGAGGTATTTTATATTATAAATGAAACTGATGCGACTGATGCTGATCGTCCTCAAGAGGGTGATGCGATTTATCACCCGGTACTCAAGAAACTATTTGAGATTAACTTTGTAGATCATGATGAACCTTTTCATCAGTTGGACAATAATCCAGTATACAAGATGCGGTGCCGGTTGTTTGATTATGGTTCAGAAGCTCTTGATACAGGTATCACAGATATTGACGCAATAGAAGATTCTCTATCAATTATAAGTTCCAATCATCAATTAACTCTTGAGGACGAAACAGGAAGTATTCTACTTGAAACTGGTGGTGACGAATATATTATACAGGAAGACTATATAGTAGGTGACATGAGTACAGACAAGACATCTCAAAATGAGTTGTTTGAAGCCTTGGATGATACGGTACTAGACTTTAGTGAATCGAATCCATTTGGTGATGCAGGGAGTATAGATTAATGCTAGGTCAGTCGTTCTATCACGAAACAGTACGCAATATAGTTGTGGGTTTCGGAACAATTTTTAATAATATTCAGTTAGTTCGTAAGGATAATGCTGGGGTAGTTCAACAGACTATGAAGGTTCCCTTGGCATATGGTCCAAGGCAGAAGTTTCTTGTTCGGTTGAATGATGATGCAGACCTTAGTAAAGCAGCTGCGGTTACTTTGCCTCGTATCGGTTTTGAGATTACGGGGCTTACCTATGATCCTGCACGAAAACTAAATCGTGTTCAGAAGTTTAAGAAAGTAGATACTGGAGATACAAAAAAGTTAGATACCCAGTATATGCCTGTTCCATATAATATTAATTTTCAACTTTACATTCTTGCAAAACAGTCAGATGATGCTCTACAAATTGTTGAACAGATTCTTCCTTACTTTCAACCAGATTATACAATCACGATGAATGATAATGCTGATATGGGTGTAAAAAAAGATATACCTGTTATTCTAAACAGTATTAATTATGAAGATGATTATCAGGGCGATTTTACGACAAGGCGA